CCACGGCAGAGCCAGCGGGCAGGGTCAGGAGGGTTTTGGTGTTGCCAGTGCCAATCGCTTTGAGATCGTTAAAGTCGAGCTTAACGTAGTGCGTGAAATCACCAATAGCTTCATTAACAGTAGTTTGAGCCATAGTAGTAGTAGGTTAAGGATTAAAGACCAGTGATTTTGCCGTGTGCGCCAGGATGATTGACGAGCAGGGTGAGGGTAGTATCAACATAGCCACGCTCGCCACCACCGAAGTTGGGCAGACGGGTAGAACCCATCGGGATGAGTTCAGCAATGCTGTAATAATCGGGGTTGAGGAAGTAACCAGTGTCCTTGTTGGTGGTATCGGGAGCGCAATCAGGGTTCATGTTCACGATGGAAATGATACCGTGGTCAGACTCATAAAGCTCAACAGAGAGCTTAATCTTGGCAACCTCGCCACTGTAGTTCACCTGACGAACAGCGTAGTCGGTGGAGCCAGAGGTGCGGGCGAAGTCGCTAACCTTACGGCGAAGGGCAGTGTCAGCAACCAACTGAAGGCTATTGGTAGAGCCAGTGACGCGATAGATGGAGGTGATTACGTTGTTGAACGCAGTCTCATCAAGACCAGAGGTGAGAATGCTGCCAGAAGGCGTGCGATAGGAGGCGGGAACCGGATTGGTGGACTGAGCGGAGTTCTGAATCCACTTGTCAAGACCACGGAGACCGTAAGCAGTGCCAGCACCGTCTTCAACGCTCATTTCGTTGCTAGAGCAGAGGGTGGCTTCAACGTCACGCTTCAACTCGCGGATGGCCTTCATCTCAGCCTGAGCAATGTTGGCGGGGCCAACAGACTGCACAGCGTTCTGGAGGTCAGACACCATGAAGTCGCGGCGGAACTTCTGGGTGTAGTTACCCAGACGAGCGCGATTGGCAAACTTGTCGGTGAAGGTGGTAACGTCAGCACCTTCAGCAACACCCGTGGTTACGGGAGCAGCGAGGGAATCGACAGTCCACTCAACGTAGGTGGCATTGGCCTTCGACTTAGAAGCCGAGGACAGGATGGGGGTTTCCTCAGGGGCGAGGATGGTGAGCGAAGAAGTCAAATCCTCGCGATTAGAGACAGCAGAACCAGGATTGGTTTTGTCGTAAGTTCCAGAGAAGGACATAGTTAGTAGTAGTTAATGTTAGCGTTTAGAGAGTTGTAGGGCGCGGAGAGCGACGAAATCCTTTGGATTGCCAGTTTCCATGTATCGTTTACGAATCTCTTCAGACTCCTTGCTTCTACGAGCATCTGGACGCTCCGATTGAGCGGCAGTTCCAGTGAGCGTATTAGGCGGGGTCAACTTAGGCTTTGGAGTTTCGGTAATTAGCTTACGTCCATAGATGCTATTGGCTGCATGGGCCAAGATGTATGGAAGTTGTGGAGCAATGTCGGGGACGGCTTGTTCCAAATCGCGCAAGCGAGGGTCATTCATAATGGCCTCGTATTGCTTTCTGGTATCGTTGTCCTCGCCATCTAACCAAGTAAGCTCTTGTTTAGCTTTCTCCTCAAATGCCTTGCGTTGATACAGACGAGCTTCGTTCGCCTGCACTTCAGCAAGCTGGGCGGGAAGAAACTTATTCTTCGCCTTCCGAGCATTTGCTAGAGACTGCCTCACTTGTGCTTTGGTCAGTTCCTTACCTTCAACTACCGCGATAACGTCATCATGCGCTAGATGGTCATTATTGAAAAGCTGGTCTTCAGCCCATTCAATAACCTCTTCAATCTCGCGAGCTTTCGCTTGCAAGCCTTGAATATCCTTAATCTCTTTGTAAGGATTGTTTTCCACCTTAGGCGTAGAGAGAGGGTCAGAACCATTGCGTTTAGCTAGTTCAGCCTGCAACGCAGCAATTTGTTCCTCTGCCTGCTTGCGCTTGGCTGTAAGTTCACCATAGCGGGCTACCGCTCGGCTATTCAGCTTTTGTGCAAGCTCATTGATTTCGTTCTCACTCAGTTCTCCTAAGTCGGGGAGTTTTGAAAGAACTTCGTCCTTTGGTTTAGCTGCTGGTTCCTCTACTGTCTCCGCGACGGGTTCAGAAGTAGGCTCCGGTGGCTGTTCCTCAGGCTTTACAGCGGGCGGCTTGGCAAGCTGCCCAAGGCGACGAGCGACAAACTCGCCTCCTGACATGTTTGTTTCCACGGCATTTGTAGAGGGTTCCGCGATTCCCGATTGGATTTCGTTAGACATAGACTGCGCTTTAGAACGCCAAAGCGATAGGCGATGCCTAAATATACCACAGCTATGAAATACATAGCTTGACAAATAAAATAATGTGATATGATGTGTCGCTAAGGACAGCGGGCGCAAGTCAACTGTTCTAGTCCCACCGAGGCCCGCACGCCCCTTACGGTGGGCACACCTTTCTTCATCCTGCTTTTTCTCTTTGAGGTAGGAATGAAGCTACGACAGGCAAAGAGAGGTGTAAGCCCGTGGATTCGCGTCAGGCGACCATAACGAGGGCTGAAGGTGCGGTCTCCGAGGGTAACTGATAAATGTTCAGGTTCCGTAGGAGTAACCAAGCGTCCCTTCGGGGAACGATACCGACAGGCTACCAGAATCAGCCAAGACTAGGAGGCGCACGCCGCAAGTCGAGGTCGGATAAAAAGCATACCACGGCTCCAACTTTTCACAGTTTAGCCTTACTACGCAATCGGTCCTATTTCGGTAGGACCTAATTGCGCCCACTCTCCTCCATTTCACAGCATTATCCTTACGGGCGTGGGCGTGTAACGTGAGACGTTACGGAGGGTAACGTGAGACGTTACCAAGCAACTATTCCTTGTGAATACGAAACACCCTATCAGACTCGGACATTGAAAGAATGTCGTTGTAGGCAAGGATACGACCAGAGATTTGCTGAAGAGCATCCGTGTTCACATTGTGCATATCAGCAATGGCCTGCTCCCGCATCTGCTTCACGTTCTGGAGATAGACGGCAAACGATTCGTGGTTAGCCAGTGCTTTAACAGCATCATTTAGGTTCATAAGTTCTGGGTGGACATACCACCAACACTAGCGGGGGCGGTGCCAATACGACCAATTTGAGCATTCTGTGCCTGCTGCAGTTGGAACTGGTATTGCTCTGCGTATTTCTGAATGCGGGCAGCAAACGCTTCGTCGCCCTGCATACGCTGCTGAACGTCAGGCTGCGAGACGTATTGCTGGATGAGTTGTAGCGCAATCTGAGCACCGTTAGGACGAGCGGGCACTTCAATTGCAGAAGAGATCTTCGTCAAGTCATCAGAGACGTGTTTGACCATCTGCTGCTGCGCCTGTTCAGCGGGCTGGAGGATGGAAGCTGCCATGATTGGGTCAATGGAGGAGGCAACAACGTCGAGGAACGAATCAATGTTAATGCGTCCGTTCTTATCGAACTGGAGCAAACTCGCAAACTGAGTAATCTTGTTATCCTGATTCTCTGGATCGGTGCTTAGAACATCAAACGTGATGTTGAGGTCGAAGTTTTCGTCGGGGTTGCCACGATCAAGCTGTTGCGGATCGGTAACACCAGTCACCTGATAAAGCACCTTGTCGGGGCCAAAGCGTTGGAAGCAACGGAATGCCATGCGTAGCACCTCGGCTACATGCGTCAGATACTTGTTAACCGTAAACTGAAGCACTTGCTGAGAGATGGGATTGGTAGTGTCCAAGCCAACCAGACGATCTGCCTGCTGCTGCATGGTGTTCTCCATCTCTACGGAGCCAGCATTGTAGGCGGGTTGCGGGCCAAACTGAAACTCGCCAGCACGACGATACGGAATGTAACGCCCTGGCCCCCAGTCCGAGGGAGCATTGCCCACTGGATGCATGATGGGAGGCAGCGTAGCCATGCTATTGCGGTCAATACGACTATCTCGCTCCACCTTCACCTGCTGCTGAATGCCACGCAGTTTATCGGGAATGGTGTGGGTATCGTAAAGACGCTTCGCATCCTCTGCCAAACGGGTTACGACTACGGGATAGTCCTCGTAGCCATTCATAAGCTCAAACAGAGCATAGCCACGGGTCTCAGTGTCACCAGTGAAGGAACGATGGAATACGGTGCGATAGATGCCTTCCGCTCCATCCTCCTTGTCGATTAGACGCTGGTAAGCAGTGACCACCTCAATCAAATCATTAGCCTTATAGACATTATCCGTGAGGCTAAGGCTACGGCGACCCTCATGTTCGCGCTCAATAGAATGAACATTAACGCCACGGAAGTCTTTAATCACTTTCTCAACCCAACCAGCATCCCAGCCATCAGTTAGCACCTTATTCTCCAACTCCTGAGCGGTCATGTAGGTGCGCCAGAAGCAATACGGAGCCTGTTGCGGGTCAGTAGTCCACGAGGGGAAATAGAAATCGCTATCGGGAGTTAGAGTTTTGACCAACGGAGCATCCACTTGGCGACGAATGATGGGCACATCAGCAAATCCAGTCTTACGGAGGTCGGAAATAGCCTTCTTCGCCCGCTTCTCGGTGACGCCATCAAAGGCTTTCATCACCATACCAATCAGATTCTTGTCCTGATTGCCATCAATGATAGCTTGAGCTACGTCGGGAGCCATCTGAGCAATAGACTCTAGACTTACATTCTGCAAGAAACGCCTGTCCTCTCGCTGCCAGCCCACATAAGAAATAAAAATGCCACGCTCAAAGAGCATATTGGCCCCAAACTCCATCTCCTGCTTGAAACGTGTGATGTAACCGGAGTTGACCATCCATTTCATGAAGCCACTAACCACCTTGGCGCGGGCAATGTCATGGCTCTCAACTGGGAATGCACGGATATTCGACTTAGCAAGAGCCGTCATACACAGGGATGTAAGACGATTGATGCGTTCGTCTATAACGTGAGCCTCGCTATCTGCTGCACCCTCCCAAGGAAACGCATCAGCACCATGCTTACGGAGATCACGAGACTTGCCAGGCCAGTAGTTTCGACGTTCGTCATAGCTATTACGGCACAAATCGAAATAGGCAGACAGTTCCGTTGTGGTAGTAGCGTATGCGCTGGCAAGAGCCTGCACATCAGGTTCCTTATCAAAATATGTCAGGGCTTCTTGAACGTCTTGGGATTGCATCAAATGGGAGGGATTAGGGATTCAAACTTTGGCTTAACAGACTGGAGAACTGTGTGAACATAGCCTCTACTAACTCCAATGCTATCACATAGCTCTGTTGTTTCGACGGGGGAAACGTCACAAGTGAGTTCTCGCCTAAGCAATTCCCAAGCGAGCAAACGGTCTATCTGGGCATTAACCCACTCCTTGTTAGTAGTGATGTCGATAAACCCCTTTTCGGGAGTATCACTTAACGTATCGGTAGCTGGTTCCTTTGTCATCTGTAATAATCTCCACGTTGATGTTCTTACCATCTAGCTTATTTTGCATACGACGAGGAATGCAAACTGGCACTTTGCCATCCTTACCATCTAGCTTTACATAGACGTAGTTTGGGTTTTTAGCACCAAACAAAACACGCCCACGCGCCTTGTTAGGAACAATCTCTGGGATGTCTAAGGCCATACGCAACACTTCCACGGCATCTTCCGTGAACCATGTGTTCTTACCTCGCCCACTCCACTGCTCCTCGGTTAGCTTCTCTTTAAGTAAAAGCAAATCATTTACAGTTGTCCCAAGTTGTCCCGCCAGTGTATCAATTTTGATTTTCATTAGTATCCTCCCTGCCTAATTGTTTTAGCTTTCATAAGGTTTTCATCACAAAAGTAAATAGAAGCAACTGCGGCATAACGACATACGTCGATACAATCTTTAGCTTGTTCGTCAGGCCCGCCCGCTCCAGTGTATTCCTGCAACGCCCAGATGATGTTCTGGCAACGGTCTGATACATAGAAATGGGGACGGTTAATCCCATCTATAGGAGCATTCTGGTTATATGCCATCTTAGTCTGCAAGGCAGTGAGACCATCCGCCTCATCCAACCCAGGCGCGGGCACACATATAACCCCCGCATCTGCCAAGTCCTCAATGATAGAACTCTGCCCCCACTCATGGCTATACTTAGCCTGACCGAGACGAGGGTCGATTAGACGCTCATAGATGTTCTCGCCCACCTCCATCAGGTTAATCAAATCAACGTAGTCGCGGATACCATAGCCTAGCGACTTAGCTCCCTCGCCCGCTCCCCACTTATTCCCTCTCCACGTTCCCCATTCCCCTACGTTAATATCGGGCCATTCCCTATACACATACCATGTCTCGGTAGCATCCACCGCAATCCAGCACATAAACCAATTCTTCCTACCAGCGGGGTCTATCACCATATAGCGAGTAACTCCCTTAGTAGGAATCTTCTCATGCGCTATCACATTAACAGCCGTATTAAATCGAGGAAATAGGGTAGTTGCGCTCTTTGTTGGGATTCCATATAGACGAGTCTTAATCCAATCATCATCATTCTTAGCTTTAGCTTCCTCCAGCACTCGCTCATACCCAGAGAACGGGTTGTCCTTGGTGTGCATATAAAGCACGTAAGCATTCTTCTTTGTGCTTCGCTGTATATACGGAACATCAATTCCTCGTAGAGCCTCCGCAACCTTAGTTTCCTCAGTAATGGCATTATCCAAATATTGCCTTATAGTTTCCGTATAGCCATCAATCGGGGTGAATGTAAGCAGTAGCTTAGAATCGCGAGTGGCTAAACGAAACGAGAGGGTGTTGATAAGCTCAGGCCCGCCCAGATATTCATCACACCACGCACCTAAGTTGGTAGTCTTTGGGTCATAGCAACCAAGCTCCAAACCTTCTAGCACCGTCTGATTCTGGGTAAACTGGCTATACGTCTTGAATAGGACACGGCTTCCATTGGGAAGGATGAAGCTATTACCAGCAAAGCCGTTCTGGGTTGTATAGCTAATATACTCATTGGCTCCCAACGTCTTACTCTTCAACTCAGCGGGCAATGCCTTGTAGATGGCTGATTGCTGCACAAGCACCGACAACTCAGCATTCTGCGAGAAACATACAATGAGACTATTCGGGTTCTCCATTGCACATCTCACTACCATCCAAGCACCTCCAGATGTTTTCGCACTTCTGTTTCCACCTAACACCAACAGCTCGTTGCACTTACAAAACAATTCTGGCATTCGCTTCCAATTAGGAAGGACAATACCATACCTATACGGGTCACTCTCTGCTTTCTTAATAGCATCGTGGTAGTTGCGATAAACCGTTAGCAACTCCTCCGGTTCCATCAGAGCCTGCTCCTCCTCCGAAGGTGGCTTAAGTATAGCGTGTTTAGCCCAAGTTAGCATTAGTTATCACCGTTTATTTTGTCGCCACTGGACACGGCTTGTGCCTCAATTCTAACCGTCCACAACAGACCAGTCTTGGTTTGCAAGCATAGCTTTGCAGATGTTAAGCCCTGCGCTTCAGCCACAAGAACTAGCGCAGCCGCTGCCTCGGCCATAGTCATATCCTCATTCACGCTTCCACCTCACCCTCATCCTCTGCATAAGGAACCCAATCTTCCTCCTTCATAATCTCTTCTACACAAACCTCCACCTCGCTTCCCTTGTCCGAGACAATGAACGAAGCACCCCCCGCCCTAAGCACAACCCCAGTAACTATACACTTAATCTCTGGGTCGGTAGCAAACCTAACCACCTCTCCAATGGAATAAACAAACTCCTTCTTATTCATATGTTGATAGCTTGGGCTTTCTTCTCAGCCATTTGCCTCTGTATCTTCTCCCTAATCTCCTGCAAATGCTTCGCAACATCCTCCACCGTCGGGCCTAAATTAACCGTAACAGCAGCTTTTGGCCCCTCGCCCATAGCCACTAAGTAGTTCTCACTCATCATAGACGCCGCCTGAGCAAAGTCACGCAGGTTGGTCTTCTTCACCTGCTCCTCATCATCTTCCATCAAATCCATCTTCTTGTGCATCAATGCCTGCACCCGCTCCTTCAACAGAAACGCCTCCCCCGCCGCCCACTCCCTCCAATCCCCAATAATCTCCTTATGAGCCTTACACATCCTCTTCAACGCCTCCCTAGACACACCACATTCCTTCTCCGTCTTCTTAATGCTCCCAGTAAGCGATAGGGTCTCCAAAATCTTTATAGCCAACTTAGGATCCTTCGCCTCTATCGTCTGCGCCGAGACACGGGCAACCGCCGCCACACTCTTCACCACCCGCTTCCTCAACTCCTTCATCCCTTCTTCATTCTCCATACCATCCTTATCAATAACCATTCTAAATAAGTCAAGGAAGAACAAGGGAGCCTAATAGACTATTTTTTTAATTAGCTATTTTTTTTAGAGGGAGTGGATCAATCACAATTTCTCTGAAAGAGAGAGCCTCGACCCCCTCCCCCCCCTAGTGCAACTGTTTGGCAATACTATAGGCCCAGCCCTAGGCGATTAGACATAATGCATATTGTGCGATGGCGCACTGGCGGAGCACTGGAGCACTGAAGCGGGACGGGCGGGAAAGGGCGGGGAGTTGCGACCTGGTGCGCGGCTTTGCTGCCTTGTTCGCGTGCGCGTGTCGCGTTTAAGGGGTGAATGTATTCCTGCCCCACCAATCCGGCGCAGCCCTACGGCATGGCGACCTTGCTTTGACTGTTCCCCTTTGGCTTCCCTACTCCGTTGCCCTTCCTGCTTCCCTTCCCTGTTCCTTTCCCTTCCTATGTGTGTGAACAAGGGGCGAGGCTTGGCAAGGGGCGGGGTTTGCCGTTCCTTTGCCTCCCCTTTGCGGCCTGTGCGAGCATAAAAAAACCCCGCCGTTTCGGGCGGGGCGTCTTCCTGTGCCTAGTCTCAGGCTAGGCAGATTTGGACTTGATCAAAGCGGACTCCAACACGCGGCCCGACTTTGAAACGGGAGTCGCCCGCGAGGGCGTCAATCAGGTCGTGATTTCGTTGCACGCGGCGTCCGTCGTAGACGAAAGCGCAGAGGGCATCCGCGTTGACGGAACCGATCGGCTTGCCCCAGTTGAGGCGGTTGCGGGCGTCGTCGGCGACGAGGTTGGCGTAAATGCGGTCGGGGCTATCAATCAGGGCGATGCGGGGGGCGTTCACGGGCGTGGGAGGGTTGAGGGTTGAGGGTCAGGCGGCGAGGATACAGAGGACGCGGCACGCTTCTTCATGGATTTGCGAGGAATATGCGCGATCGTTGGCGGCTAGGGTGTCGTTGGCGAAGGGCTGCACGTGCAACGCTAGGCCAAGGGCCCCGCAAGCGTTGGCGAGAGCAACCTTGCGACGGAACATTTCTTTATTCCATGCGGCGCGCTTGCGGGGGCTTAGCTTGCTCGCGAGCACCTCATTTGCAGCGCGGGCGGATGCCATAACGGAATCAGCTTTGGCAACGAGGGAGTAGATGTCTTTTTGTGTGTGCATGTGTGTGGGTGACGACTTGGAGAGTGCACACGCTCGCACACCTTGCAAGACTTTTCTTCACTTTTTCCAAAGAAAAATAAACACACGATAAACAGCGTTGCCAGCGTGCTTTACCGATTCGTTTCTTTTTGTGCTCGTTTTCCGGCTTGGGTGTGGTAGGGTGTGGACATCGGAAGCACAAAGCGACCGAAACAAAACACACAAACACAAAAAACATGAAACAGACACTCAACACCCACCATATCGCAGACGCTTTGCATTCAGACGAAAACGCCTCTTGGTCTTGGGCTGGCGCACTAGCCCTAGCGCAGCACCTCGAAGAATTGGAAGAAAGCATGGGCGAGGAAATGGAATTGGATATTGTCGCCATCCGCTGCGACTTCAGCGAGTTTGAAACCCTTCAAGCTTGGGCTTTGGACTATTTCGGCGGGGAATCCTACGCCCTAGAACGCCTGCCCGATCTCGAAGACGAGACAATCCGCGACTACATCCTCGACCACGGAACCCTAATTGAGTTTGACGGTGGGATCATCGTTTCATCATTCTAATTCACCCGTCATGATCGCCTTCCTTTTCCTCTCCCTTTCAGTCCTTTGCATGGCCCTTTGCGCTTGCGCTGGGCTAGCTTCGAAACACCTTCCCCCCTCTGAATAACACTTATGAAAACACACTACACGCCAAGCCCTTGGCATATTGGCAAACGCTATCCGGCGGGTGCAATTTACGACGAAAAGGGAGCGGAGATTTGCGGATTTAGCAATCTTCTGCACCCTGCAGAGATTGCGGCCAACGCCCGTTTAATTGCTGCCGCGCCGGAGCTTTTGGCTGCTTTGCGGGCAACCTTGAACCCCTTGCAGCAAGCACAAAATAGAATGGGATGCGTCGTTGCATCTGCTGCTTTTTTATCCGCCCGCGCCGCAATCGCCAAAGCGGAGGGCGAGGGATGAAAATACTTCTTAAAAAAGAAGCGTTCTCCGAATCAGGGGCTAGCGCCAAGGCCATGCTTAACGGCACTATTGGTCGCTACTATCTATCTCCTCGGCACACTGTGTCTCTACGCAGGGTCTCAGGCAGGGTGGGCGAGCGTGGCACATGGCGCGCCACCGTTTACGTTAAATAACTTAACCTTTGCGCCCGCCCTTTATCGGGGCGGGCTTTTTTATGCCCTTGCCTTGAAAACCGCAAACGCCCCGCCCGCTTTTAAAACGCAGGCAAACGCCCCGCCATGCCCGCCCTTGTCGCCTAAGCAAGCGCAAGCCCCGCCATGCCTTGCCCGCTTGCGGCTGCCCTTTGCCCGCCCGCGCAGCCCTTGCTTGCGTGCGCTTGCCCTTTCCTTGCCCGCGATTGCCCCCTTGCTTGCCCTTGCTTGCCCTTGCGCTTGCTTGCCCTTGTCGCCTGATTTGCCCTTACGCTTGCGCAAGCACTTGCCAATAGCCAACAACCACCAAAACCCCTTACAAACTTTGTAAGATATTTATAGGTGTTTTTCTTACAAAAAAAACCCGCTTAAGGAGCAAATCGGCCTTAAGGGGTAAATTGGCTTTAAGGAGCAAATTGGTTTAAGCTACAAACGTAGTTGTTGGACGATGAAAGCGCACATCCAGCTTTCCGTTTGTTCCGTTCC